CCCCAATAGCAAGAGCAGTTTCTTCCGCAAGTTTATCCTGCGCGGCGGCAGGACTAGCATGAGGCTCTGCTGCATTTACAGCTTGATAAGCAGCAATCAATCGTTCCTTAAGACTCATTTTATAGCTCTTTAAACAGTGAGTGAGAAAGTAGATGCTTCCCAATCTACGACTCCAGCAACTGTAGCACCTAAGAAATCTCGCATATGAACTGTAAACTTAGTTTTATCTCGGTCAACAAATCCAGTATATCGAGCGATGATTCCAACAGGTGTAACTTTGATTCTTGGAATTACAAAGAAAGGAAGTGTAAAGTTTATTACAAGACCTGCTGCTGGAACAATAACATCCGTTGCTCCTTCACTTCTTGGTTCAATATCAATGAAACCAGTGTAAGAAGAATAAAAAGCAACTCCAGAAGTATTATCTGCTCTTAATCTATATTGAATATATCTAGCGAAGATTTTATTGACTGAGATTAATTGCTTCCAAGGAGTAAACACTTCTGAGTCATCTGCCCATCTTACTTCAGTTTCAGTATCAACAAATTCTCCACCGGAAGGTTCCGGGCCGAGAGAACCAGCCACTGATGAGAAAACTCTAACAGTTCCTTCTCTCCCAAGATCAAATTCCTCAGTTGTATAAATACTTTCTGGAAAAGGATTTTGAACAAAATTATCAAAAATATCAAAATTATCCCCACCAGAACCAGTAAACTCTGCTCTATTTTGACTAGCAGGAACAAGAACTCCAGTGTAATGTCTTATAAAATGGAGCTTTGTTTCAAACCATTCTGGTGCATCATCTTGACCTTTAACCGTTGGATTGAAAGTAGTAACAACAATATTCGCTGAATCTGCATTGACTGATTCATTCCCAGTAGTATCAACAGCTTTGATGAATATTGTCCAATCTCCTGGAGGAATTGCAGCAGTGGTATGACTTGTTCCACTTGAAATTTGAGTTAAGAAGAAAGCAGAGTCATAGTTTATTCCTATTCCTCTTATTCCAAATTTAATGTTATATCCTTTTAAATCTTTATCTTGAACTTGAGTCCAAGTGAGAAGAACATTTGCTTCATTTTGAGATGCAAAGAATCCTGACACGTTACCAGGTGGGGCAGTTTTCCCAATTACAACATGATTTAGAGAAGAATGATAAGCACTTGTTACCCCAATAGTATTCCTTGATCTTATTTGTACATCATAAGAAACACCATCCTCAACGTCAAGAAGGAAAAACTCATTCTCACTTCCTACAAGAGTTGGGGCATTAAGCCAATCAGAATCAGCAGATTTTTTAAATTGAACTTCTATTGTTCCACCAGATTTTACATATTCATCAGCAGGAGAAACAAAAGTAGCATGAATCCTTGAAAATATAGTCCCGTCAAGTCTAATAAAAAGATCATTAGTTCCACTGGTTAAAGCTAAGCCGGTTGGTGCTTGGATTCTAAAAGGATTCGGGAGAATTGAATTTCTAGTTGTAACGAAATCTGTCTCATCAAGAGTTTCATCCCAATCATAGATTCCAGGATTAGTCTCTCTCAACTTCATTCGATAATTAACTGCTCCCGTGTCTCCAATCGTCAGCCCTGCATCTGTGATTTCGAAATCTTTTGCACTAAAACCAAGCCTCTCATTTGTATATTGAATAGTATCTGGAGGTTGACTCTTGAACATCGTCAACTTTCCTTGAAGATCAATAGAAAGAGATTCTAAGATCTTATTCAATTCAATCTTTGCAAGCCTTTGAGCGGTTGAAGGACTAAGAGTCCAAGGAAAACTAAGATCTTTTATATTCTCTCTTCCTTGATCTCCAGAAAGAGCTCCAGCACTAGAAACTAATGGAAAACTTGTTGGCTGCCAATTATCGAGAGGAGAAACGAATGTCCCTCTTATTCCATTGTAATTATCTCTGCGATCAATTAGATTTTGAGCCTTGAAGCCAGCAGACATATCACTCTCATCATAGGTCTGAGTTGGGGTAATATATGCTCCGGCAAAGATTTCCCACTTTCCACCAACACGAACAACTTTGCCCGCCATAGAAGTAAGAAGTTCTCTTAGTAATGCAGCGGGTTGTTTATTAATTTTGAAAGATCCATTTGCTTCATATCTTCTTTCAGTTCCAATGGCCGGTAATGCAACAACAACATCTTCATCACAAATATCTGCCGCTGCTATTAATTTAGATTGATTGATTTCCTCAACTGGAATTTCCATTCCATAGCTTGAATCCATTAAATAGTCCGTTATTATCAATGCAGGATTTGAGGAAAAGGCAATATCCGTTGATGGATCTCCACCAAGTCTCGGGTCCCAAATCTTCTTTCCTTCTACATCAAAAGTAATGTTTGGAATTCCATTGGGATAAACATCACGATTCCATTTGAGACGAACATGAGCATAAGCCTTTCCCCCAAGCTTATGATCAGTTGACCAGATTCCTGTATCACCAACAGCACCAATAATTGAGTTCAAAGCAGATTGACCACTTGATCCATGTCTTTTATTCACAGTAAGATGGCCTGAGTAATCAATTATTTCTGAATCAAGCTTCATCTCAAAATCACCAGTTCCTCCAGATGTTAAATTAATAACATGGGTTGGATTGCTTTCTGTTGTAAATCTTTTACTTATTTGAAATTCATCGAGATCAAGTTTAATGATGAAATAAGGTTGAGAATCGATAATACCACCTGGAAGTGTTCCACCAGCTACGAGTTTAAATCGAATCCTCTGATTTGTTGCATAACCATGAGCGGTGAATAAGAATTTGTTTAGTGAAGTATTTACATCAGAAGAATCTAGAAGTAATGTTTCAGGAGGAGCAAGGGCTTGTCCATTAAGACCTAAAATCTCAACAGGTTGTCCATTCATATAAATACGAGTAGGATGTTCAGTTATAGAAGAACTTCCTCCAATTGTTTCTACTTCATGTCCCGCCAAGACAATAACCAAATTTAAAATTTCATCAGTATCCCCAGTTAGATGGATGAAAGCATAAACCCCACCAACTCTATGTTTGCCATAGATAACTCTCCAGGGCTCTGTTGCACCTTTATGGGTGATTGATCTATTAACTATGGATGCTTCAATAGCTGGAGTAGAGCCAAGAGTAGATAGAAAGAGACCAATTCCTAATTGGATAACCCAGGCTCCCGCATTGGGACTACCACCTGCGGTAGCAAGAATAGTACCAGCAATAATTAAGCCAGCACCTAAGGCTCTTCTAGTTTCTTTATGAGTCGGAAATCCCATTAACCAATCCTCCAGCAGCATTCACATTCTAAAATATCAATGAAAATAAGTTCATCAGCAACTGAGACAATTGCCACTTTATCTCCAATGCAGATTCCAAGGTGTTCCCCTTTCATATCATTCTTATAAAGAACAAGATTTCCTCTCCCAACTTTTCTCATTTCTCGGCCCTTCTCTCCAATAATAATCTCTGTGATCTCTTGAAGAGAAGAACCACCAATTTCTTTCCAAAGTTTTAAGTATCCAATCTTTGAAGAATAGAAACCTTTAATTCTCTCTCCATAATCAATACCATAAATTTCTTTTATGACATTGATTGCAAAGAGAGCACAATCGTGTTCTCCAAGTTTATACTTTTTAAATCTTGCTTTCTCAATCTCTTTTGAAAGCAAGGAATCAAAATTTCTGGTCATTCTCCTTCCCCTGGGTCATGTTCAGAATCTGGCCAAGGATCAGATCCTCCACCATCTGTTGGTTGACTTGGATCTCCTAAATCATGAACCTGTTGTTTCTCAGCAGTGACTTCTGCAGCAGCCTCACTTGCATCCCTTTGAGTTCCTCCATCACTTCTACTATCAGTGGCATTTACATCTCCACCGCCCCAAAAACCATTCCATTCTTGAATAGCTGCAACGTGGATGAATCCTAAATCATCGGGAAAATCTGATTGCTGGTCTTGATCTGTATATCTTCGAATCCTAGGTTGTTGTAATTTGATTAGATCATTCTCTGCATAAACTGTGATGATTGCAGAATCTCCACCTTCTCCAATCACAATATAATTCACCAATCCTTTAAAGAATTGATAAGGGTCAGTTATGATTGCTCCAGAAGAATCAAGGAACCCAAAATAACATCTAACTGGTTTATTCTGTCTAGCCTCATTCAAGGCCAAAGATATATAAGCAGGATTTACTCCAGTCAAAGAAAGAGTCAATCCAGTAGCATTGACTCCGGTTGTCTCTCGGGCCGGTTGAATCATCAAAAGATCCCCCGCCCCAATCCATGTTTTAGAGTCCCAACTTATATCTCCAACTCCACTCCAAAGGTTTAAAAGCCCGGAAGCAAATTCAACCTCGACAAAGAATACAAGATTAACTTGACCCTTTGATAGTTCACTTGAAACTCCAGCTGTTAGTCCTGATCTCATAATGCCTCTATTGCACTGAAGCCAAAACCATAGAAAGCACTTATTCCAACCTCACTTAGATTAAGATTAGAAGAGAGACGGAAAAGACCTTTTGGTTCACTAACAACAATGACCGCACTATTCGCTGGACTCTCTCGAAGGCGGGGCCATATATCAAGAGTTGCAAGACCACCACTATCACTATTTACATCATTCAAGTTCTTATAAAGCCTAGAAGTTAAGCCCGTCCCAATTTGAATATAATCACCAGCCTTCAAAATTCCAGTAATTTCTGTAGTCCACCCTTTAGTATCTAACTCTTGACCAGTTTGACCTGCACCATCTACTAAAGGAGTTCCTGCGGCAATTCCTCTTGGAAACTTTGCTCCTAAATCTCCCATCAAGAAAGTCCCTTGCTTTCCATTCAATTTAAGAAAGAAGGAACGCCACTCTTCAGCACTTGCTCGCTTCATTGGTGCTAGAGTAATCCCAGCCAACCAGAGCATCCCTTGATGAGTCTGAATCTGTCTTTCAAAGGTAAAGGGAGAGACAGATTCAGCATTAGCGGACTGGGTTGTCAAAGAGAATCTTACAAATAGCCCAACCGTCGGTAACGCTAATGGATAGGTAATTGCCATTTAAACTTCCTTTCATTTTCTGAACGCCTAGTTTTCATTTTCAATTGAAACTTCTAACGGCGACGACTTCCTTCAAATCTTGTGTTCGCAATTCGTGCACTTTGCTGTCTATTCGCGATGGACATGGCACGGAGAACTCTTTGTTCGACTCCTGGATCAGAGGCTCTTGCATCTATATTTATGATTGTGTTGTTGGATGAGCCTCTAGAAAGACTTGAGGAAGAAGGTGGACGACTTAAGCCAGTTGATAGAGTTGAAGGCCCCGCAGGCCCAAGATCAACAGTGGGAAAATCTCCAGGTGCAGAACTTATATCACTACTAGGCCCCCCTTGACTAATTGAACCACTTCCAGCTATCATCCCAATAGTTTGCATTATCCCTTTGAAGATCAAAGCTTGCAAAGCAGCTTCCATCAATCTATCCCCAATCCTTGCAAGAACATCATTCAAACTTTCTCCTGCTACAATCCCCGCAGCCATTCCACTAGAAACTGTGGATGCAAATTGTTGTGCCGCCTCTGTATTCTGAGCTAATTGCATCTGCATCTTTCGCAATCTATTAGTGAAAGTTTCTTGGCCTATGAATCCTTCATCCCTCAATTGTTCAAGCCGGGCCAATTCTTCCCTGTAAGCTCTAAGAGCAGCATTAGTTCCTCCCCAAACATCTGCAGATTCCTCAATTGCTTGATTGGCTTCCTTGAACTTCTGTGTAAAGATTTTAACGTCAGCAGCTATTTGCCTAGAAGCAGCATCATTCGCTAGATTTGTCAAAGCTACATTAAGAGCCTCAATAGCCTCAGCAGCTTCAAGTGAAGAACCCCTCTGTAACTTTTGTGCTGCTCTAACAGATTCAAGTTCTGCATTTAATCTGCCAAATCCAGTTTCTTTTTCAATTCTTCCTAAAGCAGAACTTAAAAGATCTGTTTGTTTCTTTTGAAGGAATGTGGCATTAGCTGTTTTCTTTAATCCAACAGCAAGTTCTTCTGAGATTGATAGAATATCCTCACCCAATTTTGCATAAGTTCCCTTCAAAATCCTGAAAGATGTAACACCATCTTTTACAAAAACTTCCACTTTAGCTGCCGCACCACCAAAAGCTATCGCGAGTTTAATCATCTTCTCCTGTGTAGCTGTTACATTCGGGCCAAGAAGAAGAAGTTCATTGTTCATATCTCTTAAAGCATTTTGAACTTTTGGTGAGAGAGCATCTTCTTCACCTGGAGAAAAAGCATTAAACTTCTCAACAGAAAAACCTCTTTCTATTGCCAATTTAGCAGCTACATCTTCTAATTCTTTTAACTCCATTCTAATTTTTTGTATTTTATTTGCTAAAGGAGAAGTATCTATGAATTTTCCACCAAGGACTAATCCAGTTTTAATTTTCAGAAAACTATCTTCAAGTCCTTTTAACTCTCTTTTAACTCTTTTGATTTCCGCTTCTAAACCACTAGCTGATGTTCTATCAACTTCATCATTGAAAAACTTCATCTTAATTGCAACAGCACCAACCGCTGCAGCTAGTATAAGCCAAGGATTAGCTATTGCAGATACTATAGCCAATGCCTTCATACCCGCAGTAGCAAGGGTAACAGTGACAATCAAAACTTTCATAGCTGCAACAAGCTTCACAATCAATTTAATAACAAGAAGAATTCCAATAGTTGATGTAATAATATCTAAATTGAAGATGAACACCTCAAAAGTTTTTGTAACTGCTTTGATGATTTGACCAACAACCCTCAATCCTAAAGGCATACCTTTTAGACCCTTATTAACCTTTTCCAACTGTTTACTCATTCTCCCAAAACTCTCAGTAATTGGTTGAAGAATCCCACCAGCTTCTCCTGCAATTTCAAGGAATCTTCCAATTCTCTCAACAAGGGTATCAAAGGCTCCAGCAACCCCTGCGGCTTCTTTGACTCCAAGATCACCAAGTTTTTTACCTAATTTTTCTAAAATGAATCTTGTCGCTCTAGCCTCTTCCCCCATCGCGGCCAAGCCTTTGGCAACTTCTTCCTCTCTTGGTGTAAGTAGAGCAAGCTGCCTATTCAATGAACTTAGACCCTCTCCTGGGTCTTCCAAGGCCCGACCGATTCTTTTAGCTGATTGTACCAAATCTCCACCGAGAACTGTAGATAAACTTTGCGCAAGATTTAGAACAGTTTTGAAATTTTCTTTTGAGACTTGTCCAAAGAATAAAAGTGCAGATGATGCTTGCCTTGCAGTTTTAGCATTAGTGAGTGTAGCATCCGCTACTTCTTCTGCAAACTTATTAATTTCTGCTGCTGAGAATTCTGCTGATCGACCAGTAATTTCTAATTGAGCTTCTATCCTTCTAAACTGAACTTCAAAGACTGAGCCTGCTGTAATTGCTTTCTTGATTACAAACCCAAGCCCAATAACTGCTCCGATCATCCCTGCAATTGCAACAGTGTTTTTATTGGCCAACCCCGCAAATGCTGTGAGACGGGAGGCCACCCCAGACAAAGGCCCAAGAGCAAGAGTCACAGATTTAGTAAGATCTTGCATCTTATTCCTAAACAATTTAGTCTCTGTAGCTGCTTTTGTCAGTTCTTGTTTTCTAACAGCTGAATTGAAAGTTGTAAGCCTTCTTCTCGCATCATTACTCGTTTTTGCCAATCTAGCCTGAGCCGCTGAAAATGCTACTGTATTACCACGAGCTGCTTTTATTTGTCTCCTGAATTGCCGTGTTGCTTCTCCAAGCCTTCTAATCTCAGAACTAGAAGCACCAGCCCGTCGCATTGCTGCCACTAAATTAAGCGTTTTATTCTCAGCAGCAGCAAGAGCTTTTGATTCTTTTAGAAGAGCAGACTCTTGTCTTTTCGCAGAATTAGTAGCTTTGTTAGTTTGAGTAGAAAGATTCTTAGAAGCCTTTGCAGCCTTCCCAAAGGCAGCTTCCATCTTTTTACTTTGATTACTAACACGAGTTGAAAGACTGCGAATAGCAGTTGCTACCTTTCGCAACTCACCAACAACCTCAGTAAGTCCCTCAGTATTAGCACCAACTGCTACACTCAGACTTCCAAGACTTCCTCTAGGCACACCTTTTGCCACAGTTATCTCCTTCCGCGCTTATGACTTGAAACGGGCCTATTCGCTCGTCTCATCTCTTCTTTATACCGAATGTTGAAGAAGGCTAACCAATCAGCAAACTCACTAAGTGACATTTCTTCCTCAACCTCCCAAGCAAACTTTCCAATCTTTTCAGCGACAGCTAAGACAGATTGTCTATAGCTGTCTCGTTGGAGTTTTTTTCGGTTGCCTCTTGATCAGAGTTCATCATATCCATTGCTATTTCTGAAAATTCCCCAACAAAACCACTTCTCGGGCAACCTTCAAGAGAGGCATAATCTTCTTCTTCATACACCTTCTCATCTGTTTGAGGAACAAAAGCACAATGGATAACACTCCAGATCAAATACTTATCCATCTCCATTTTACCAGTTCCTCCATCAGGCTCCATAGTCATAACAGCCTTTAGGATCTGGCCCCAAACCTTGACTGAAGGTTCTCGAATCTCAATATCCAAACCATCAAATTTCACAATTTTAGATTTGAATACCTTATTCGAGCCAACCGTTTTTGCCCTGATTTTATTTCTTTCTTCACTACTCATGAGAAAACTCCCTAGTTAGATTTCCAGCTTTTTTAGGTTTTCAAACTTCTAACCTAAATCAGATTACGGGAAAGAAGTAACTTTACCAGTTCCTTGCAAAGAAACTGAAAATTCATTCATCACTTCGATTCCACCAGCCAAACTAATATCTGTCACATTAGCAAGGCCATCAAAACCATTAGTTCCATCAACTAAATACTGAACTTGAACTTCTGCTTGCGTCTGCCAGACGGTTAACAGATCTTGAATAGCTTGGCTAAGAGTTGAACCAACTTCATGGTTCCAAATGAATGGAGCAGCTTCAACCGTTCCAAGCCCAAGACCTTCAGGCACGTTCAACACGAAAGTGATTGTCTCTGTCTCACTACCTGCCACATCACCAGTTTGATTATCAGTGACAGCTTTGAAGAAACCCCGACAGAAAGAAAGATCATTCCCATCAGGATTAATCTCGATCACAATCTCAGCTCGATCAATCAAAAGTTGCTGAAAAGCATTTGAGACTTGGTAGAAACCACTCAGTTCTAGATTGACAGTCAGCAAAGTCTGCTCGAAGATATTAAAGCCAGAATTGGCTTGGGCATCTTCAAACGCAGTTTTATCAATCGTATCAGCAGTCTGTGTCAAGTTGAATGAATTGGCCTTACCAAAAGCAGCAAGCGGAAGATAGCTTCCATCTACTGTGATTGGCTCAGATTCAGAAGCCAAAAATTCTACTTGGCCAAGAAGATGATTAATGGTTTTAACATTCCCTGCTGGAATAACAGGCTCTCCAGAATCACCATCATGGAAAACCAATGCCACGCCTCTATCCCAAAGATTCTTTGTGGCATCAGTCATCTTATAAAGATTCCCAGAAACATTTGTCATAGCCTCACCAGTGAAACTAGTCGAAGTCCCTTGTTTCTTCAGAGTCGCAACATAACCAGCAAACCCTTTATAAAGAGCATTTGCGGTTATGCCCCAATTTATCAACCCAGGTTGATTTGATTGGAAAATCTGACCAAAGATGGTATCATCTATCTGATTACCTTCTCTGTTCAAATCCGCCGTATTCCCGGGCAAAGTATTGAAGCTTGAACCACTTGCAGTCAGCGCAACTTTTACAGTTTTTGCAGCCATTCTTTTTTCTCTCCATTAGAGTTTCTTTTCTGTTTCAATCTAGAAGGCTTCTCTATTCCCGCCAGAAGCCATTTCCCTAACCAATTGCCAATTACTTACAATCAGTGGACGGTTGTTTTCATCCCTTCCAAGAGCTATCATTTCTCCTATCTGAACAAACAGAACATAGTCAGTTCCATTTAAGATTTGTGGTTGAGCCCCAAGAAGAATATCTTTTATTTCTTGTGCTTTTATCCATGCGTTTTGATAGTCATTCACTGCTCCACGAACTCTGACTTGAACCTGTGGCTCGTCTCTTAAGAACTTAGGATTTGGGGCAATCCCTCCAGTATCATAAACTGTGATGGTTGCATCAGGTTCTGAAGGTTCCATCCCAACAAAAATATCTGTTCCAACAGTTCCAGCCCCTTGAGCTTCTAAGAAGGCAGCTATATCAAATGATGGAGGATTAAGTGCCATGTTTATCTAACCTTTCCTTTGCGTGCAGTTCTTCCACCTTTTTTAATTCCTGCATGTTTCCTGAGAATTGCAATAAGTTGAGGTATCATTTCATTAATTGCAGTCGTCAAGAATTTTGCCTGAGTCGGGCTTTTATGATTTTGATCAACTCTCTCATGAACAAAGACTGCATGTGGAGCCTCATTATTTCTATCAAAACCAACCATCATAAATGGATTGATTCCATCTGGTTTCGCTGGATTAGCAGCTGCACTAAGACTCTCAATAAATCCACTTGCACGCAAAGCACCTGTATCTATGGGGGTCAATTCAAGAGCTCGATTGAGCAATTTCAAAGCTGCAATCTCAACTCCTCGATTCACACCCATCTCAATGCCAGCAAGTTCTCTTTTGAAATTGAATTCTATATTCTTCAAATCTCGATCAAGATGTTGTTTACTTATTCGAAATGCTCGAGATGATTTGTTAACTTTACCTGGCATTGTTCCTCTCAGTTGAACTAAAGAATCGCAACTCGCTCGAACCTTCTTCCATTTAAAGAAGGAGTTTTCTTGAAATCTTGAACTTCATTCGCCCCATCTACAGTCACAGGAGAAGCAGTTGTATCAATCCCAAGAAATAAATAATCCCCTTTCTTTACATCAATAGCTAAGAAAACCATTGCATTTGCAACTATCTCTCGGCCATCTAAATCCTTTCTTAGAACTGCTCGTTCTTCCCACCTTCCTTTTATCACTATGGGAGTAGAATAAGTCAAGTTCCCATAATCATCTTTGGCTGCAGCCTGCCTCCAAAGAGTTACTTTCTGTCTAAGATTTTTGGTCAAAAAACTCATCGTTCACCCTTTAAATCTTAAGTTAGAAAATCGCATTCACTTTAAATGTATCCTCAGAAGAAGTCCATGTTCCTGTTGGAAGAACCACTCTTCCTCTTATCTTCCACATGCCAACTTCATCTAAATCTCCATCTACTGTGATGTATTCAATCTCTCCATCTACTGTTCCAGAAGCAGAAGGAATCGAAGCTGTCTGAACGACTACTGCTCCACCAGGTTTCTTGAACCGAATCTCAAGAATTGTTGCTCCCTCTAAATCAACTTCTGGAGGTGTTTGATTTTCATCTACTAAGAAAACTGTGAACTTAGTTCCAATATCATTCTGGTGTATTTCATCATGCATTTTAGAGTTCCAAGTTAAATGAATTGTTTCTTCCTATTTCTCTTTCAAAAGAAAGATTCTTTCTTATCATCAAATTTGATTTGGGAGATTGATTCACCTTTTGAATGTAAGATGGATTTTGGGCCATTTTCAAATTGAATCTTATAATCTCTGAATCTGTAATAACTCCAGTAACTCCTATGTTGCCAGAAGCAGATCCAATAATAGCATCTATATCTCCAGTTCCAATACCTATTTGGCCATGTGTTCCAAATGCTACTCCGATAAGAGCATCAAGAGTTCCATCACCTGTGCCGGTAAAGCCTCCAACCGACACCAATTCAAGTGACCATGAAGCAAATCCGCGATACACTATGGTGTGTTCCGGCACTTGAAAGACTGCGGCATCAACATCAACATCCGCTTCCACATCTGCAGTAGTTGGAAAACGCGCTAAGGCTGGTGTAAAAAGAATGTCGGAATTATCGAATGAATCGGCAATAAAAGCGCCGTCATTCCCTTCTGGCACACTTATATCATCAACTTGTGTGCGAATAGTAACCGGGCCGAATTTTGCCGTACCAAATTCAGCTGACCCGATGAGAACACCGTTTCCTGTATCTGTTGGAGTGAATACCATATCAGCAATTTCGCTGAATCCAAGAGTTCCTGGGATTTCAACTTCGCTCCAAAATACCGCATGCTCTTTAAATGCGTTGAGACGCAGGGCAAATATCTTGCTTATGTCATGTTGGTTTTCATCCCCGACATCACTATCATCATTTGATTGCACAGTGAAGGTGTGTTCCGCAGTGGATAACGTGTAAGGCCGTGCCAACATCCATGATATTAATTCGGCTGTATCTTCACCTTCTTGTGCTAGATCAGGTACAATCTCTGTGTCTGAATCAAAGTTTATTCGATAACGCCATTCCTTCGTGGTGTTATTTACTATCACGCCGCCCCCTGCCAAAATTAACCAATCGTCAGACGCGTTTCCAGGTGTAAATGTTATTGATGCCTGATCCTGCCATGTTGAAATGGTGGGGTGATCTTCGGTTGTGGTGTCCTCGCCATAGTACCAATCCGTTTCCGTCAATTCGTCCAGATTTATTGCAAAAACTGTAATCGTATCTGCTAGTACAATTTTTGTCGCATCGGTGAAGTTCTGAATATCAAATGTTACGTCCTCGGCAGTTGCCGCCGTTGTGAATTTGTGTAAGAAAATGTAACTATAGCGGCGAGTTGGAAGAGAACTTGCTGGCTCCTGAATATGCAACGCTCCTTTTGGCGTCACCCCTCCGATCTGTGTGCGCCAGCCGAAAAGCTGGCTAGTGTTGTTGCCTGTTACCTGGGCTCGCACCAACATAAGATAATTCGTGGAATCTTCAAACGAGGCCCCCGGAACAGTAAGTGCGGTCAGCCAATTTAAGTCTCCTGTATGTGTCTGCGTGGTATTTTCCTCTGCGTAGACTGTGCTGAGTTGAGCCATTAGGAGCCATCCTTCTGGATGTCGTCAGAAAAAACCGACATAAGTTTGGCCTCTTTCGATCCCCACCGTTCCCATTCCGCTATTTCCACAGTCGTCAAGTAACTTGTTAATTTCGCGAGCGCATCGGGTGGCACAATGTAGCGTTTTCCGTTGTCAAATTCGACGCGAGCGTGAGCAGGTGCTGTGAAATCAACGCCGATATATGTTCCGCCGTGGTATTCCTGTTTGCACGCCTTACAGAAATTGCGGATTGTCTCAAACCTCGTTTCCGAGAAAGTGTAGTCCGCTTTCTTTCCTTCAGGTGTCATGATTGTTAGTTGAAACATTACACATCTTCTCCTGTCAAAAGCACATTCAAGATTAACCAGCCGGAACAGTTACAGTGAAACTAGTAATATCAACCGGTCCCCCGATCACAATAGCCACACTATTCAGAATAATTGTGGCTGCTGCTATTCCCACATCGCAGTCAAAAATTGTATTACCGTCACTGTCCTCAATCCGTGCCCAGGTTGCTGTACCTGTATCGTCCGCTGAAGAATCTTCTGTAATCGCGCTAAAAGTAAGTACACCAGCGGCTGCCCCTGGAGCAGAAGGATCATTGAATGTAAGTTGAGCCAATAAAGTTGTACCAGAAGGAAGAGAATCATCTGCATCTGCTGGTTGTGCTCCATCATAAATCTTGATAGTTCCCGGCCCCGCACCTGCATCAATATCAATCTGTATTTGCTGCACTAATTGATTGCGCGTTAAATCTGTAATTCTAAAATTAGCCATTATTTACCTTTCTAAATTAAATTTGATTGATTGACCAACTCTCAAAGTGAATCTAATAAGATCTCTAAAAGTAGTAACAATAATAGCCAAAGCCGCGATAGTGTAACCTGAGGCAACTATACTCCCATTTCTCGGGCCTCCTATTCCTCTTGTTACTATCATGGCTCCTCAAGCCTTTCACGTCTTTCTGCTCCTTGCCCACGATAAGCTTGACCAGTTCCAGTTTCTTCATATAATTGAGCAGTCAAAAGAACCCCTCCAGCATCATCATAAAGAGTCATGATTCCAGTTACTGGGTCAGTGACAATTTTGTTTCTTAAAATCTGTTCCATCAGTCTCAACTTGGCCCCAGTGGTTCCTGCTATTTCATGATCTGCCGCAGCTTCTTCCCAGACAGCATCCGCTATATCAGCGGCAGTTATTACTATTATACAACTTAAGCGTACTGAATCAAAGTATATATTATGAGTACCATTATAAGAAGTGATATTATGGATTACTCTAATTTTAACTTCCTGAGTTGGCCTATTAATATGTCGTTCGTAGTATTCATGCTGGAAGGTGGCATCACTTGTGATTCCTCCTGGCATAAATATCTCAATCAGTTGCTCCCATGCTGCACTTTCAACATTCCATGCCCACAATTCTTGGTAATGAGATTTACTAGGCACACCTTCATACCTACCAAAAACTTCAAATACTCCAGGCTTACAGTCAGGATCAGACATCGTGAATATAAATTCCACTGTGATACCATTTGATGCGTCCTCTTGTATTTGCCAGTATGTATTATCTCTAACTGCAGTTGAAACATAAGTCCCAGAAATTACAGTACCTTGAACGGCTGTACCTGAATCGGCAACTACTTCAAGAGTACTTGTAGCTGCTTGTATATCTGCTTTGGTTGCTACTTCACCACCATAAGTACCATCGCCTTGGTGATCAGCAACTACTTCATCCCAAACGATGCTTGTGTTTAAGAGAAAAATATCATTTGATCTTAAATGACTAACACTTTCAGTAGTGTGACCAATTTCATTGTAAACTATGTAAACTGCACTGATAAAAGGATCACTTGTCATAACTAAAGATGTTGAACTATAAAATCCATCTCCTTTATGTGTAAGATCATATGGGCTGCCGCCAAGTTCATTTCCACCATCATCTCGAACTATAGCTTGAGGAAATTTTCCTACGTCACCATCTTCCAATTGCAAGGCGAGAGGGATTACATCATTTTCAGTTATACGGATTAAAGACATTAGACTACCTTATTATTTTTATTCACAAGAACTCTTGATGAAAATAAACATTAATTTATTTAATGATAAAGTCCTTGATTTTCTCTTCATCCCAATTCAAGCCACAACTTTTAATTGCAACCTCAAGTGGTTCGAAGCTTCCATCAACTATATCATGGTGCCAGAGTTCATAGACCTGGCAGCTTTCTTTTAAAGGCTCAAATCTTTTTTCATATTCTCTGATCCACCCAATCCAATTCTCTTCAGTATTATGAACTCTCATGAATCCAGTTTTCAGGCAAGAGGCTGTAATCTCTCTTTCATCCCTTCTCACTAGAATCCATTTAGCAGTTCTATAAGTTGCAGCCCAAAGTGTCCACATAAGAGCAAGTTTTGCATCTTTGTAAAGCCAAGGACCTTCTTTATATCCTTCATTTTCTAGGATTCCATTAACTTGTCTAAGCACAAAAGAAGAATGATGATGGTCTTGCGGGCCTATTGAATGTCTCAAAGGTGGAAAGTTTATTTGGCCCATAGGATCAAATCGATTTGATCTCAAATAGCTTTTAACTACTTGCTTCCTTATTTTTTTGTTTTCAAAGAATCCCTTAGTATTATCTTTACCTGGA